GAACCATTAGGAACACTTGCCGGACGTGGAATTGCAACCATGTATAAATCCGGAAGAGGTTTGAAAATCAAATGTACGGAACCTAGCATGATCATAGCCCTAGGCTCGATCACTCCTCGAATTGATTACAGCCAAGGCAACAAATGGTGGACAAGACTAGAGACTATGGATGACTTCCATAAGCCAACACTGGACGCGATCGGATTCCAAGAACTTATCACAGAAGAAGCAGCTGCATGGAATACAGAACTTGAGGAGAACTTCACTCCCATATACCAGTCTCTAGGAAAACAACCGTCATGGATCGAATACACAACAGATGTAAACGAGACATACGGCGAATTTGCCGCAGGAATGCCTTTAGCATTCATGTGCTTAAATAGAGTGTACGAAGAAAAAAAAGATGGCACGATTGCTAACACATCAACGTACATTGACCCTACGATATATAACAGCATATTCGCAGAGTCGAGACTAAGCTCGCAAAACTTCTGGGTACAAGTAGCATTTGATGTAACAGCACGCCGAGTAATGTCAGCAAAACAAATTCCAAACTTATAACACCATGAAAACAGCAAGAAGTAGAAAAGGATGCATCAATGATCCAAACCTCACATACCAAGCAGAACCAAGAGAGGTAAAACTAAGGAAGATAATCAATGGCGAAGCCAACAACATGGAGGATGGGGTATTTCCAACAATCTACACAGAAAAGAAAGATGGAGTACAACCCGAATTCGACATAAGAACAGATCGATTCGAGGTGGCGATAGACGCGATGGACAAGATTAATCAAAGCACAGCAAATCAGATCGCAAAAAACAAGGGTGAAACCGAGGCCGTGAAAGATTTCGGGACAGGAGTAAAAACCGATCCCGAAAAGAGCTAAAGCAGTCGTATAAAGCTCTACCAAAACTCAAAGAGGGGGGATAATTCCGCCCCCCTCTTTTAACCCTCATAAATACATGTGGCACAGGGCGGTAGACGTTTATACATATATAACAAGAACATAGTGTGCAAATTCTTTTAAAAAAAAGAACGAAAATGAACTTTGAAAAACTATTGAAATTAATCCAAAAAGGAGAGGATCTCACAAGTGGTGTCTCGGGAATCATTGGCGACACATCAGGAATTCTCAATATGCTAGGCATAGGCAGAAAGAAACAGATACGGCAGCAGAAAGAAATGGTGGAAAACGCGGCTCGAATAAACTATAAATACGGAGAAATGGCAGCGGAGAATGCGTTCGAGAGGCAGCAGGTATTATACAACAGAACCTACCAAGACCAAAGCTACGCCAACCAAGTTGCACAAATGGATGCAGCAGGGTTGTCTCCGGGCCTAATGTACGGCAAAGGAGGTGCCGGAGGCGGAGGTGCCGGATCAACGACAGGTGCCCCCATGGGGGCAACAGGTGCTGCCGGTGCAGGAGCAGCAGCCGATCCTAATGCACAACTGCAAGCATTGATGTCATTACGACAGGTGCGAATGAGCGAGCGAAAGAACGAAGCAGAAGTCAATCTACTCAATACCCAAGCAGACGCACTCAAAGCAGAAGCAGGTAAAAACGAAGAGGAAACCCAATCAATAATCGATAAAAGAATATGGGAAGTAAAGCAAGAAATGTTTAAAGGATGGACAGGCTTCATTAACACAGCAAACCAACTATGGGATCAGATGGTAAAATGGCAACCAACAGGAAAAACAACAATCGACGGCAGGGAAGTCGAAATACCTAAATACTTCGAAATAGAAGATGACAAATTCGGCAAAATTGTATTCGGAGAAGAATCATTCCAGGGCGATATGATGACAGCCGAAAAAAAGATCCTTGAGGGAACGGCGGCGATCAAAACCTTAGAAAGCATATACGCAGACAAAAAACTATCAGCAGAGATCAAAAAGATAAACGCGGATGCATGTAGCGGGATGGCTCAGGCGGCATACTATTATGCAGCAGGCGAAACCCAGAAAGCAGAAGCAAAGATGCTCGAAGTGAAAAAGAGAACCGAAGAGGCAACCGCAGAACTGCGAGAGCTTCAATACTGGACCGAGATAGCAAACACAATCATCAAACTGGCGCAAGTAGTAGGAAATCTGACAATCGGAGGGAAAACAGGAAAACTGATCAGAGAATATACGGAAAAAAGAATGAGCGAAACACCCCCCAGGAACTCAACAACAGTAACACAGCATTACGATCCGGAAATGCAATTCAAAGGAGTGGACAAGACTGTGACAACAAAATGGTGAGAAAAATGATTTTAAAGGGGAAAATTTCGAATAAAACTAATGTGCCTATATCCAAGTATCATCGAGAATCCAAGATACGCCAGATCGAATGAAAACAGGAAAGGAGTAAAGGATAATCGCCTAAGATGGATTCAAATTCCATGCGGACACTGCGAAGAATGTAGACGCGCAAAAGCAAATGAATGGAGGATAAGATTAATGGAAGAAATAAAATCAAATCCAAAAAACATTATATTTGCGACACTAACATTCTCCGAAGAGAGCTTAAAAAGGCTGGAATATGACGAAAAAGAACCAAACAAAGCACCTCAAAAAGCAATCAGCCTATTCAGAAAACGATGGTGGAAAAAACACAAAGCACCACTCAAACACTGGCTAATTACAGAACTAGGACATGACAACACCAAAAGAATACATCTACACGGCATTATATGGACAGAATTAACAGAAGAACAATTTGAGAAAGAATGGGGATATGGCTGGATATTCTTCGGATACGAAGTGAATGAAAGGACAATAAACTACATTATAAAATACATAACGAAAAGAGACGAAGATAACCCTAAATTCAACGGAAAAATATTCACTTCAAAAAAGATCGGAATAAGTTACATAAACAAAAACACACTCAGAAGACATAAATATCAAGACAGATTCACAGAAGAAACGTATAAAACAGAATCCGGAATAAAAGCCGCATTACCAACATATTACAAACAAAAAATATGGACAATTCAAGAACGCGAAGCCCTCCGAATCATAAAGGAGGAGAAGCAAACAAAGTACTACAACAAAACTCCTATCAAAGTAGAAACAATAGAGCAATATAGAGAGTATGTAACCGCAGTAAAATACTGGCAATCAATCAAAAAATATGACGGAAAGAGAAAAAAATGAAATATGCAAAGCGTATGCAGACCTAATCATAAAAAAAGAACAACTAATTCGTGAACTATGGAAAACAGAATTTGCAATCAAGAAGTTGGAAGACGTATTGATGCGAAACAAAATACTGATACCAACAGAGGCAGAGGAGACATCGGAGACAGATCAAGCAACCTAGTGAAGTTGATCGGCGCCGAAAGAGTATCTCGACGAAACTTCAAATACGAGGGAACATATTACGTAACAGAAGACGGAGAACTATACGACAAAGAGCACGTAATCGCTCAAAAAGCACAAAGAACCGGCGTAAGCTTCTACGAAGTAACCGACTGGGAGTATGACGAAAGAAAAAAACTGTATCAACCTACTATCAGAAGAATAGTAATGATCAAAAACACTAACACTCAATTATCACTAAACCTATGAATGAAAAAGTAAAGAAGATCGTAAAATGGATCGCGGTAATAGCGGCTGCGATCGGCGCGGCAGCTGCCGTGATCATGGAGCAGGGGTGCACCCACAAACATTATCTCAAAGCAAACGGCATCAAAATTGACACAATCGAAGTATCAACATCAACAAAAATTAAATAACATGAACAAGAAATTTAGAAATCAGTTACTTACTGAAAACAAACAAAAAGAAGAAGAACTCAAAGATGTAAACCTCGAAATCGAAGAAAGAGCAGTATCAAAAAAAGGCCCGTTCGTACTGATTCGCAACAAAAACAACAAATGGGTAATCACAACGTGCGGTGCACTCGTAAACGGGAAAGAATTCGACACTAAAGAGGATGCCGAAAAACATCTAGCTAGAAAAACGTGGGATGACATCTTGACCGCAACACTCATATTCATCTCACACGTAAATAATCAAATGATAAACACTCAAGAAGAATAAGCCATGAAAAAAACACTAGGAGGAGAAAGACTCCGAAGCGAAAGCAAAATGGAGGTATACCTGCCTAATTTCGGCAGATCATCGCACAACGTGGGAAAAATAATCCGAACATCACAAGCATGCGGCACGATCGTTCCCTATTGGTGCCAAATAGGTTTGGATGGAACGACGTTCTACATCGACATCACAACAAAAGTAAAGACTTTGCCAACAACCGGACCTGTATTCGGAAGCTTCAAACACCAAATCGACGTGTTCGTAATTCCGATCAGGCTCTACATTGCGGCATTGCATAATAACGCCTTGGGAGTGGGATTGAACATGAGCAAGGTATTGCTGCCATGTTTTGGAGTCAGCACCGCCATCGCATCAATCTATGAAAACGATACCAACAGGGGACAAGTCAACCCGAGCTCGCTACTCGCATACCTGGGAATAAGGGGATTCGGACACTCCAAGGTCAATTCACATATACGAAGATTTCCCGCGATATTCAATCTGGCATACTGGGACATATTCAAAAACTACTACGCCAATAAACAAGAAGAAAACGCGTATGTAATCACCGGAATAGACCATATCTGGAAAAGTATCAGTGTAGGAGATGGGGTTAAGTGGATCAAGACATGGACGGAAAACAAAAGCCAAGCATACACGATCGCTCCGACAACTGATAAACCGAGGTACATCATGCTAGAGTTCGAGGAGAATGTCTCGCCCGAAGTGGTCAACGAAATCCAGTTCTTAACGAATATTCCCGACTCAACGCAGAAATTGAACGAGCTGACGAGACTCGGTGACTCCTTTGTATTCGAACGAACAGATCCGGACGCATTGGGAATTAAGGAACCAAGCAACCTGAGAAAAGCAACTAAGGTCTACGCATACAAAGTCAAAAAGACTATCCAGATCGCATACAACATGGATGTGGTCGGAGAGAATTCGATAACAATGCCGGACAACCAAAAAATCAAATTAACACCATTTCCATTAAAAAACATCGACGATGAACGAACTAAAATCTTAGCAGCACCCAGCACCTCGGTATATGAGCTAAACACTCAAAAAATGCCATACGCAGCTGCAATAAAAACTATACCACTACCAAGCCATGACCGCAAGACAAAGTATAACAGTGCAAACTCATGGTATTCACAAGCAGGATTGGCAGTAAAAACATACCTTAGCGACAGATTCAACAACTGGCTAAACACCGAATGGATCGACGGAACAACAGGAGGGATTAATGCAATTACAGCAGTAGATGTGACCGATGGAAAGCTCACTATGGACGCTCTGATTCTTCAAAAGAAAATATTCAACATGCTAAACCGCGTCGCGATCACAGACGGCACTTATCAAGCATGGCGAGAAGCAACATATGGAATTAGAAGCGCAACACTGCCTGAATCTCCTATATTCTGCGGCGGAATGCAGAGCGAAATCGCATTCGACGAAATCGTATCAAACTCAGCAACAGATGAGGAACCATTAGGAACACTTGCCGGACGTGGAATTGCAACCATGTATAAATCCGGAAGAGGTTTGAAAATCAAATGTACAGAACCTAGCATGATCATAGCCCTAGGCTCGATCACTCCTCGAATTGATTACAGCCAA